GTAGTAGATTTCATCATCGATTCTCATTAATTGACCATCGATTTCTAGATATGCGGTAATCTCAATTGCATCCTTGCGTGGATTATCTACCAGATGGGCGGTAATCAGGCCGGGATATAGTTGGTTAATGGCAGCATATCTAAAGTCACGCTGTGTTCCATTTAGTTCATCCATTGAAATCGCCAGTCCTTAACTGAATGTGCGGACCAGTCGAATTGCCGGTGGAAGTTCCAACATGACCAATGATATAACCGGGTCCGGTATTCTGCTTCCAAGCCATATAGGTCATAGGCATTGACTTCTGCAAAGCCACTTCCATGTCATAAGCAACTTCTCTAATCTCGTACAATGCCTGCTCCGAGGTACGTAGACCAAGGAAGTGCATTAGATTACGAGGATTTACAGTTGCATAGAACTGAGTCATGAGATTATTGGGAAGAGCCATTCTAGCAACTTCCTTGGCAATACCGGCGTCTAGCATAATCTTATATTCTTGCCATGCAATTGCAGTAGATTTTGCGATGTGAGCAACAGACTTTTCTGCAAGTTCTGTGTCGTTTGCAAAAGTATACTGTCCTGCCTTGCCCTGCTGTACTACCGGCCTGTGTCCGCTGGGAATATAGAAGCGAGGCTTCATTTCAGTATATCTACCAGAGACTTCGTTATATGCCATGGTGCGATGGCGGTGGAATTCACGTGCCACAAAAATTGGACAATCGATCTTAAAAGTAAATGATCCATGTTCAAATGGACTCATATGCTTCTCACGCATTAGGAAGTTAATAAGACCATTCATTCTGGTCTTGTCTTCCAGTCTTTCTTCTGAGTCTCTGTCAAAAGAGACCCATGCTGCCATAGCAACCATTTCATCAGACGCATTTGTCTGTACTAATGTGGCGCTAGGCTTTGTTACAAATTCAATCTCTGTCATTAGACTTTTCGTACTCTCTTAAATATGAAAGGGCAAGTGTGACGCCTTCCAACTTACCGGCCAATCTTGTTTCCTCATGAATACCGAAAAGATCTTTTGCTGCTGCGTCTCTCATTGCAGCAAGAGTTGCACGAGCCTTTTCCAGTCGTTCCTTGTATTCGTTAAAGGTCATCTTCGTCCTTATCCCAAAACTCATCTGTAATGTCAGATGGGTACAAAAGCATTGAGGCTCTATCTAGTAGCCTGCTAATCCAGTAACTAATCATTAGTATGCTCCTTAACTACCGCCCTGACCTGATCGATTAGAGAAAGGCCGGGGGTAATACGAGAATCGCAAACATAACAGACAAGGCGAAGTTCTCCCTTATCATGTCCAACAATAAGGGTTGACTCATCATTTGGACACTTGATTGATCGCGTCTTTCCCTCTTTTACAAGGTTATTGTAATTGTGGAAAAGATGGAAAAGGTTAACCTCTGCCATGTCTACCATCCCCGTCTCCGCTATTCAAGAACGTACCGCCGAGGAAGATAGCAAGGAACGTGAAAAGGCCGGTAGCAAATGGAGCATGTGCAAGTGCAATAAACCAAATTACAATAAAGAAAATGGCAAGCACAATGTACATAATGACACTTTCATTACGGTCCATTTGTTCCTCCTAAGTATATGAGGGGCAGTTTATTCAGAAGTGATACCCCAGCACTTCAAACATCAGCCCTTTAGTGAAACAGGAGCGTAACGAATCTCGCTCTTCTTGAAGAAGAGGCTGTTGCGAGGACCGACCTCAGCAACCTTCCAGAAATCGCGCTCAGCAAGACGCTGAACCTGACGCTCGGTAATTCCACGGTAGGCAGCAGCCTCACGCACGTTAAGAAGGGTAGCCTTCGACATATGTTCTCCTTTGATTGGTTGGTGAGTAGTTTATCCGGCATACTCAGGCCCACACCATCTATATTATCCGTCTGCGACGTACCTGTCAAGGGTTGACGCATAGCAATCTTGACCGTATGCTTGTTCGCACCGGCCCTAGATCGGGTCTGGAAAACAGAGCCTACAAGACGGAGTTTTGAGTGTCAACTTGACCCGCTAAAAACTAGATGTTATACTTGTAGTCAGTTCGAAGTGTTGCCGCACTTCTCGGAACTCCACATATTTACACCCGACAAGGTGAGCGTACAAGGAAACCCCGACTAAGTGGCGGCAAACACTAGTCGGGGTTTTCTTTATTTCCCCAGACTATAGGCGGGCCGGTAATTCGAACAAACCGGCGTGGTGGAAACCGGAGCACATAATGGCTATTCCTGCTCCTAAGTAGACAAGAGTCTATTAGCGACCTCTAGGCCAAAGATATATAGGGTACGCCTATGCCCAAAACAGAGAGACGATAGAATGAGAATTAGTTTTAGTACAAACCACGGTAACCTAAATCTAAATACAGGTTACGGAGTTGCTGGATATAACATTGTTACCTCTTTGCAGAGGCTGGGACACGAAGTCTATTTCAAGGACGAAGGTGCTCCTGTAGAAATTGCTATGTGCATGCCTGACTTTAGTGAATGGTCTAATAGAGACGCTTATCATATCCAGTACACTCCTTGGGAATCTACAGAACTAAGAGACGGCTGGCTAGAAGCCTTTAATCAAAACTGTGATGAGGTATGGACTACCTCTCCTTTGATTAAGTATTGGTATAAGCAAGCCGGTATCTCTAAGCCTTTGCATGTTTATCAACATGGTATTGATCCTCAATGGTCTCCACAAAGAAGAACTCGCGGTGAGGTTTTAAGGATTCTTCATATCGGAGAACCCGCCTCCCGCAAAGGTGGACAGATGGCCTTTGATGCTTTCAAGGACGTATTTGGAGATAGAACCGATGTACATTTGACTATCAAGGCGTGGAATCGTTCGAACATTCGTGTTTATGACAAGAACAATAGCATTATTGGTTTGCCTCATGAACTTAATGATAATGTAACTACTATTTATAATGATTACAACACCGCCGAAATGATCTTTCTGATGCACCGTCATCATGCTCTTGTTTATCCTTCTTGGGGAGAGGGGTTTGGATTTATCCCTTTGGAGTCTATGGCTACCGGCCTTCCTACAATTGTGCCGGGTGCGTGGGCACCGTATGAAAGGTTCATCTTGCCAGAACTGAGGATGGATAGTAGGCTGGTTGACTCACCCTTCGGTGCGGAACACCCCGGTCAAATGTTTAAGCCAGAGTATGACTCTCTTGTGGAGAGTTTCAAGAGACTGGACGAAGACTATCACAGGCTCGCGGGCGTGGCCTACAGGAACGCTTTCTTCATTCACAAGGAGTACAATTGGGATACTCTGACGGAAGCAGCGTTCGCCCACATCGTAGATAAATTTTCCTAAACTTTCTGCCCTAGTAGTGGCCGGGGTGTACGATTGAAGAACCAAATTTTTAAGAAGGAGACAAGACATACCTATGCAGGGATTCATCCAAAATGGTGATCTGACAGACCCGTTCAGATCATTTATTTCTAAGTCCAGATACGCCCGCTGGATTCCAGAATACAACCGTCGAGAGACATGGGAAGAGACCGTCAACCGCTACGCAGACTTCATTGCGCCAAAGGTTGAACTCTCCCCTGAGATTAAGGGCGAACTGATTAATCGAGTTTTGAACCATGAGGTCATGCCGTCGATGCGTGCCATTATGACCGCTGGTGAGGCTCTAGAGCGTTCCAACGTTGCCGGTTACAACTGCTCGTTTATTGCTGTAGATGACCTACGAGCCTTTGATGAGGCTTTGTACATTCTTATGTGCGGTACCGGCCTAGGCTTTAGTGCCGAGAAGAAGCACGTTCGTTATATTCCTGAGGTTCCCAACTCAATTGAGGCTTCCGAGCAGGTTATTGTAGTTGAGGATTCAAAGGAAGGTTGGGCACGCGCATACCGTGCTCTTATTGAGGCTTTGTTCCGTGGAGAACTTCCAAAGTGGGACTTGCGTCAATTGCGTCCCGAGGGTGCACGCCTAAAGACATTCGGTGGACGCTCGTCTGGTCCTGAGCCTCTAAATGAACTATTTGAGTTCACTGTGGCAATGGTCGCGGGTGCTCGCGGGCGTAAGTTGAAGCCAATTGAGGTTCACGACCTAATGTGTAAGATTGGTTCTGTAGTTGTTGTCGGTGGTGTTCGTCGCTCTGCTTTGATTTCTCTATCATCGCTAACTGATGAGGATATCCGTGATGCAAAGTCCGGTACGTGGTGGGAGCAGTATCCACACCGCGCACTTTCTAACAACTCTGCCGTATACAACTCAAAGCCAAGCCGTTCCGAATTTGATCGTGAATGGGCCGCTCTAGTTGCATCCGGTTCCGGTGAGCGTGGAATCTTCAATCTGGCCGGTGCACGAGCACACGTTCCAGAGCGCCGTGACGCTTCCCAGATTATGGGAACGAACCCTTGCGCCGAGATTCTTCTACGTTCTATGGGATTCTGTAACCTAACAGAAATCATCGTTCGTGACACGGACACCCTAGAGGACTTGAAGGAAAAGGTTCGCTGGGCAACGCTAGTTGGTACATGGCAGTCAACTCTAATCAACTTCCCATACCTTCGTCCTGAATGGAAGAAGAATGCAGAAGAAGAGCGTCTTCTAGGCGTTTCTATGACTGGTCAGATGGGACACCCTGTACTGAATGGTCGTTCTGGTCGCTCGGAGCGCAAGAAGTGGCTTTCTGAACTAAAGAAGGTTGCAATTGCAACAAACAAGAAGGAAGCACGTCGTCTAGGCATCAATCCAGCAGCGGCAATTACTACAGTAAAGCCGTCAGGTACAGTTTCCACCCTAACGAATACCTCTTCTGGAATGCACGCATGGCACGACGCTTTCTATATTCGCACCGTCCGTTGTGACAAGAATGATCCGATTGCTCGATTCCTAGAGGACGCCGGGGTACCTGTGGAGCAGGACGTAATGAATCCAAAGGCTCTTGTATTCTCGTTCCCATTCAAGGCACCAGAGGGAGCAATTACCAGAAACGACCAGACCGCTATTGAGCAGTTGGAGAACTGGCTAGATTACAAAATGTTCTGGACAGAGCATTCTCCATCGGTTACCGTTTCTGTTAAGGAAGAGGAATGGGCAGAGGTTGGAGATTGGGTCTTCGAACACTTTGATCTAATCACTGGAATCTCATTCCTTCCTCACAGTGACCACGTTTACCAGCAGGCTCCGTTCCAGACGGTAGACGAGGCTACATATCTAAAGGCTAAGGAAACGATGCCTGAGGCTTTGAATTGGGATTGGCTGCCACTTTATGAGGCAGAAGATACCACAACTGGTTCCCAAACTCTCGCTTGTACAGCGGGGGTCTGTGACGTAGTTGATCTAATTAAGTAAGAAGCGCCCCTTCGGGGGCGCTTTTGCTTTGCCCTCTTACCATGGCATAATTATGGTTAAGGAGGTGTTATACTTAAATTATGGCAACTATGACATATAACGGAGTAACCCTAGAGGTTACCAAGCGACAGGGTTGGACACTAGACGTTCGTACAGCGCAGTATTTCGACGCTGTTAATGCAGCCATGCCGGGAGGCGTGGTTATTATTCAAGGCTCTTACAACAAGTCTGTAGACGCTTCTGCGGGTACTCACGACGGCCCCGGTGCTCTAGACCTAAAGCCTGCAAGTTCTGCATACAGAAACACAGCAGGATATACCAAGTTGCAGACCATTTGTAGAGAGCGCGGTGGAGCAGCATGGTTCCGTCCATGGGCAAACAACTACCACGTTCACGTTATTGTGATCGGTACCAAGGGTCTTCCAACCATTGCTGCAAGGCAGGTTGCATCATACCTTGATGGTCGTGACGGCCTAGTCTCTAACTTGCGCATTTCAGGTGTCATTAACACGACATTTGAGGCTTGGAGAAATGCTATCAATGCTATTGGTGCAGCAGTTTCCAAGACCGCAAAGGTTAAGTTGATTCAGGCAGAACTTGGTCTAACGACTGATGGAGTCTGGGGATCATGGACAGATGGCGCAATGTGGAGAATCAAGGCTGCAAGTCAAAAGGGCGCGGTGTGGTTTAATGCTGCTTCTCTTTCTGACAGAAAGTTGGTTCAGAAGTACGTTGGTGCATATCAGGACGGTATCTGGGGTCCAGCAACCGCAGCACAGGTTAAGAACAAGGTCATCGATATTCAGCGTATCCTTGGCGTTCCAGCCGATGGTGTTTGGGGTCCAGTAACGGAGAAGGCTTATTCTACATTCCGCGCAAGCGTGATCGTTCTACCTAAGCCAGCAGCACCGGCACCGGCAAGAATTGATACTTCATATATCAATGTAAACCTAGGAGCAACGATTTACCGTTCACGTCTAAAGATCGGTGCACCAAAGCATGGTGACGTAGCCCGTTATCAGGCATCGCTTTGGAATAAGGCAGCAGTGAGCACTCGTGAAGCATGGGCAAAGAAGTGGGGAATTACTCGTAGTCAGGTAGCAGATGGCGTTTACGGTAAGGCAACAGCAGATTTGACCAAGATTCATTACGCTTGGCTAGCCAAGTCTCGTCCCGGTCAGGGATGGACTCCAACGGCTACCGAGCCGGGTCCAGCGCTTCTAAAGTACCTTGGCTTTACGTCAATTCGATGATTTGACTTTACAATTAAACAGGACTAAAATAAGGGTGTCGGAGTTCGTGGTAGAACTTCATTGACAGTGGCGAATTTCCATTACGCCTTAGTGCAGTGGATTCGCTATCCTTAGGTTGGTTTATTGGTTACAGGCAGCCCCCGGTTTTGGCCGGGGGTTTGCCATATCTGCTATACTTTCGATATGAACTTTATTGACTACGCTCTAAGAGACCTTCCATCCAATCTTCACAAGAATGTGGGGTCGGTATATACAGACGTTGCTATCTACAATGGAACTAGCACCGGCACCATTTCGTCATTCGCTGCTCCATTGGTTTCTGGCTCAACGAAGGCGGCGGTAGTCGGATTAGCCGGTGCAAACTCATATGCCTTTGCAGATGCTAATTTCCTAGCCGGTAGAGAGTACAAGGACTTCACTCTAGCCGTTGCTGCATTTCCCCTGATTCTAACTCAGGAAGTTGGACTAATGTCCCATGGCAGTTCTACGCCTCTCGATGGCATTGTCATTACACAAGACTATGTGATCTTTAGAGTTAGGTTCACTGCTGGCACAGTAGAGGCAAAGTACGAATACGATGATATGCCTGATGCATTCCTAATCCATGCAATCTATACGTCTAGTGCTATTCATCTATATGTGAATGGCTCGCTGGTAGAAACTACTGAAATCCCTGACACCTACCCGGCTTCTGGATTTATCACTTCTAATGAAGGCTCTCTATACGCGGGTAAGGGTACCGGAGCAACTGACAAGGTGCTTGTTGACGTACCTGCCACATATCCACAGGCATTGTCAGCAGAGCAGATTAGCAGGCAATATGCCGCCATGGTTGATGTAGTTCCCATGGCACTAAACGTCAATGCGTACGGAGGCGTTTTCCGAGACGGAAGCGACAGAAGAATTTCCGACCAGAAGACATTTGACTCAGCAGACTCTTGGATGGGCGTGTCTTTTACCGACGTTGGCTGGGCCACCGGTGAATTGATTCCTACCGTAGACCAGAGCACAGGAGCATCCAAGGCCGGTGTATGGATTGGACAGTACACCATTGATGACCCCAACACCAGTTCCCTCTCTGGAATCAAGATTGAGTGGAATGGCAATGGCTCATATACAGTACAAACGTCCCTTGATAGTGGAACAACATGGACAGCCGTTACGAACGGCGAATTGGTACCGACTAGTCAAGGGCTTAACCCAGCAGGCAAACTATTGCTTGTAAAGATTACTTTCACTGGCGGGGTAATCGGTGATGTGTCTGAGGTACAGAATCTAACGCTTACCACTTATGCAGACAACATCATCTATACAGCCGGTAACGACGCAAGAAAGATCACCATTACCGGATCAGTTTCAACTGCTCTAGAAAGAAATGAGCCAGTCGAAAGAAATGCAAGGCCGGGTATTCATGCATATGGTGGATCAATGACCATGGCTCAGGACACTGACGCTTCGCCGGTAAGTATTCAGACTCTAGAGTTTTGGGTAAACCCAAAGGGAGTAACCTCTGGTTCTGGCGGATATGTATTTGATACCAGACCATATGGTGGAACTGCCTTCCTATGGATTAACGAATCAACTACAACTTGGAACTTTGCAGCAGCATCGGCAGTGTATATCAACGGACAGTTGATTGCCAATGGCGCGGCGGCAATCAAGAACAATCCAGTGCACATTGTATTCGTACTTTCCGCAGCAACAAATACCGCATTGAACATTGCACAGGGTAATCAGATCGCTGAATACAATCTTATCGCTAACTACCCTACCGCTCTATCGGCTGCTCAGGCTGCTCAACTATACGCCAACTACACAGTCACTCCTACTATGCCTGTAACTGAGGCTGGAACCGTGACGTTTGCAGAGCCAGTTAACCCCTATGTATTCACTGTAGCCGATTGGGCAAACCTTCCACAGCAGTAATGTCCAAGCCGTGTCCAATTATTTTCCAATAATAAAGATGGATGATACAATTCTATGTATGGATAATAACGTTAGATCAAGAGTTGTAGATGAGATTGGTTACGGTGCCTACATTTGGGAGGACACCAATGGTAAGGCAATCGTGAATGATGAGTTTGAGTATCTTCGCGTATTTGCCAAGAAGGGTGACGCTCAAAAGATTATGGCGCTTCGTGATGTGGCTCACCAGATTCAGAGAGATAATGGCATGCCGGTAGGTGGCCGTCCTCGTTATATCGATGGCGCACGTCCTGTCACTAACGACGAATGGGAAGAGCAGAACGAGCGCATGCGCGATGGTCTAGTTCCAGACAAGTACGATCTAGGCTCTTTGATTGATGATTACAAGGAGGCTCAGAAGAAGAATAATGGCTGAAACTAAGAGACAAAGAAGGGTCGCCGGTCAGCGCTTTGTCAGCGTTGAAGAAGAAGACCCACGTGGCCGACTAATCGATGACGACTATACTGATACTCGCGTACGAGTAGGAAGCAGTGGTGGCGGCACTGTTAAGGGTAAGGTCACCGATCCATTCGCTCAGGATGCAGAAATCTTCAAGACAATGGATGGACTTTCTGCTACCGCTAAGAAGCGTGCATATCGTGCTTTCCAAAAGGTTCACACTGGTTCAGACGGAGCCGGTAGCAAGAAGCACCTTCCAGAAGAAAACTACTTCACCGGATATAAGTTGCTTGACGTTATGCAACCACCAGAGAACCTAGACTATCTTGCTATGCTCTACACCGCTAACGATGCTAACTTTGCTGCAATCAATGTAAAGGTATCTAACATCGTTGGCCTTGGTTATGACTTCCTTGACTCCCCAGACACTCAGGACATTCTAGAGCAGTCCGATACCGAGGAAAAGAGAGCAAAGGTCGGCAAGCGTCTTCGCAAGATGCGTCAGCAGATGTTTGACTGGATTGATGGTTGCCACCAAGAAGACGACTTCCTAGAAACTCTACGAAACATCTATATTGACTACGAATCAACTGGAAATGGATACATGGAGATTGGCCGTAAGGCTAACGGAGAAGTAGGCTATATCGGTCACATTCCTTCAACCACCATGCGTGTGCGTAGAATTCGTGATGGCTTTATCCAGATCACCGGTACGAATAAGGTTAAGTTCTTTAAGCACTTTGGTACGGATACCGCCGACCCTGTTGGTGAAGATGATACTCCAAACGAAGTTATTCACTTCAAGAAGTACAGCCCAACGAACTCCTACTATGGAATCCCAGATGTTATTGCTGCTGCTCAGGCAGTCGCCGGTAACGAGTTTGCTGCACGATTCAACCTAGACTACTTTGAAAACAAGGCTGTGCCTCGTTATGTCGTTGTAGTTAAGGGTGGAAAGTTGGGTGCTCAGGCTCAGGAACAGATCGTTGAGTTCTTCGAAACAGGTCTACGTGGAAACAATCACCGTACCCTGTTCGTTCCGCTGCCTGCCGACCGTCCAGACGAAAAGGTTTCATTCGAAATGAATCCTGTTGAGGCCGGTACGCAGGACTCGTCATTCGGAAACTATCACAAGATCAATTGGGCTTCTATCTTCATGGCCCACAGAACACCCATGTCAAAGGCTGCTTTGGTAGAAGGTGTATCTCTTGCTGCCGCTCGTGATGCAGACAAGACATTCAAGGAAGGCGTATGCCGCCCAGAGCAGAAGATTTTCGAGAAGAAGTTCAACCGTGTTGTTAAGACCAAGACAGATGCATTCAGATTCAAGTTGAATGAATTGTCACTTTCAGACGAAGACACACAGAGCCAGATCGATGAGCGTTACTTGCGTATGCAGGTTCTTACGCCTAACGAGGTTCGTGCTCGCGCCGGTATGCCGGGTCTAAAGGGTGGAGACAAGGTTGTTGATCTAAAGGCTCAGGATAAGGCAGAACAGACTGCTCAGGCTTCTGGTAATAGAAAGCGTGACCAGCAGAGAACTGCTAGTGCAACTGACAGTAAGGGCGAAGGCAGAAGTGCCAAGGGTGACGGGAGAACTACTAAATAATGTTCTTTAGAAGGTTGCAACGAGATATCTTGCAGCCTATCAACCCGGCTGCAATCCTAATCCTCGGAATTTTCACAACTCTCTGGGGACTATGGGTTGCTTCGCCATTTTGGGACGTGTTTACGTCTGCCTACGCTTACGAGTATTTTATGATCTTCCCTGAATGGGTATGGGGCGTGACTTCAATCTTGGCCGGTATTGGAATTATCAATGGCGTAGTCAGAAGTTCATATCACTCCCTAACGACTGGTGCTTTGATCGGTTTCGCTCAATGGTTTATTGTCTGCGTATTCTTTTTCGCAGGCGACTGGCACAATGCTGGCGGACTAACTTATTTAATGATTGCAGTCTACTCAGCATTCGTTTGGTTGAATTTAAGAGTGAACAAGAATTATTTTGCTTTAAGATAACATGTCTGTTACTATTCGTTATATGGAAATCAACAAGGCACATTGGGTAGCCAATGGCGATACCGTTCGCCTATCAATGCCGCTAACCAAGGTAAACGAAGAGAAGCGCCTCGTTTCTGGATTTGCTTCGCTGGATAATGCTGACTCTCAGTCTGACATTGTTCTAGCCGATGCTTCCGCACGAGCATTTAGCCGCTTCCGTGGAAATATCCGTGAAATGCACCAGCCAGTAGCCGTTGGAAAGATGGTTAACTTCCGAGAGGAATCATTTGTCGATCCAAAGAGCGGGCAGGTACACAAGGGTATCTACGTAACCGTTTACGTTTCTAAGGGTGCACAAGACACTTGGGAGAAGGTGCTAGACGGTACACTAACTGGTTTCTCAATCGGCGGTAACGTCCTTGACGCTGATACTGAGTTTGACAAGGCAGCCGGTAAGTCCGTCCGTTTTATCAAGGACTACGAACTTGTAGAACTTTCACTCGTTGACAATCCTGCTAACCAGTTGGCAAACATCTTCGCATTCGAAAAGAGTGCAGATGGCCTGACCGTTACTGGCATGATTGCCGAGACAAATAGCGAATATACTTTTTACTGCAAGACGGACGAGATTGCAAAGACTTCCACCGATGATTCACTAGAATGCCCATTCTGCGAAGAGGCAATGGTGAACGTTGGGTGGTTTGAATACAACGCTGAGTCTGATCGAACAGAGAAGATGAATGCGGTTGTGCAGAAGTATCTTTCTTCGATCAACGAAGCGCAGGGTGAGCCTGCAACTAACAACAACGAAGGAGGGGTTGACGTGGCAGAAGATACAGTAGAAAAGGATGCACGTCCCGATGAGACAGTTGAGGCTGTAGCAGAACAGGGACAGGCAGAATCTGAGGTTGAGTCTTCGGTAGATTCAGAATTGACTGATGTAGAAGGCGCAGAAGAAGTTTCAGAGGCCGGTGCAGAGGAAGACGCTGAGGCTACGGAGGACGAAGTTTCCGAAGTTGATGATGCAGAAGACGACCTTGCAAAGATGTTTGACGATCTTTCAGGCAAGATTAACGAAAGCCTAGAGAAGAACCGAGAGGCTCTTGACAAGGCAATTGATAGCGTTAATGAGAAGGTAGAGAGCGTAGTAAAGGAACTTGACGGTCGAGTTAAGGAACTAAACGACAAGCACTCTGCTTTGAGCGAAAAGTTTAACAGCATTAAGGACGAATTGGGAAAGATGGAGAAGTCTATTTCTAGCCTACAGTCTGCAAGCGCTGTGAAGAAGTCTGGTGACCTTGGCGGGGAGCCAGAAACAGTAGTGGAAAAGGCCGCTACGAGTACATGGGGTGGACACTTCCTCGGTGTAAATTCCCTTAGGGACTAATAAAAAAGAAAGGAAGTGAAAGGAAAACAATGAGCACAGAACTACTTGAAAAGGTAATTACGACTACTACTTTGGGTGCAGCCCCAGACGGACACCGTTCCGGCCTGCTTGCTCCCGAACTAGCGGAGCGTTTCATCGATTACACAATCGATGCTACTACGCTTGGTGGTCAGGTTCGCGTTGAAAGACTACGTTCAGACAGCGCAGAACTAGATAAGATTGGTGTTGGTACCCGTCTTCTACGTCGTGCGACTCAGGCCGTTGACGATGGACGTAACGTCGGCGTTGCGTTCGGCAAGATTTCGCTAACGACTTCGAAGTACCGTCTAGATTGGGAACTTTCTTCGGAGAGCCTAGAAGATGGTAAGGAGGGCGCTGGCCTAGAAGACCACATTGCGCGTATGTTCGCTACGCAGGTTGGTACTGACTTGGAAGACTTGGGCATTAATGGTGACTCCACCAAGAATGATGACCCATTCCTTGGTGGTAACGATGGATGGGACCGTTACGGTCGCCTACAGGGTCGAGTAATCGACGCTGGCGGATCAGAGATTGGACGAGACCTATTCCACCGTGCACTAAAGACGATGCCACAGAAGTACCTACAGCGTCGTGGAGACTTGAAGTTCTTCCTAGGTGCTAACGCTATTCAGGATTATGTCTACGGACTACAGATGAAGTCTAACGACTTCGTTGTTCCTGAGAACGTTGCAGCCCAGAACTTCTCTAACTTCGACAGCATGGGTCGTATCTTCGGTATTGACACACAGGTTGTTCCACTATTTGACGAGGCTAAGGTTGGTGACTACTCTGGCGCAACCGGAGAGCACTCTGACCTATGGCTAACATTCCCAAAGAACCTAATTTGGGCAATTAAGCGTGAGATTGTGGTTTACCGTGAGTTCAAGCCAAAGAAGGACGCAATCGAGTACACCCTATACACTCGTGTAGGCACTGCGATTGAGAACGGTGACGCATTCGTCGTTGTTAAGAACGTCAAGGCAGCAACTGTCTGATAGTTTAACCTAACGCATGGACCGGCCCTTCGGGGCCGGTTCTTTGCTATATATAGGCTCTGCCGGTATAATCGAATCAACACGAAAGGATTAACATGAGTTTTGTAAAGTTGAACAATGAAGTGCTGCTACAGGTAGCCGACCACTTTGGCGTTGACGTTGACGGTCTAGAAAAGACAAAGGATGGAGACCCTAAGAGGCAGGCCATTCTAAAGGCTATTTCAGAGAACGGTATCACGTTTGAAATGTATAAGCAGGCATTCCCTGACATTGAGGATTTGCCAGAGGTCGAGAAGCCACAGACAGCATCAACAGAGGCAGTAGAGGAAAAGTCGCCGGTACGCGAGACACCTAGCGTTCTTCTTAGAATGCACCGAACAAATGGTCTTTATGAGGTTCGCGGGTACAGGTTCACACGAGAGCACCCATTCGTTCCTGTAAAGCAGGACGATGCAGAATACATCATTGCAAACCACGAGGGATTCCGCGTGGCACTTCCATCCGAAGCGGAGGAATTCTATTCATGATCGATTAGTTCGATCTGATATAATTAACATATGTCTGAAATCTACAGAGACGCGACAGACGCAGAAGTTTCACTCAACATTACCGGTGCTACGGTAACGGCTGTTGAGTTCACGAGGGACGGTGTGGCGCTGGGTTCTATTGGCTCAGCCTCACCGGCCCTAGTTCCGTATGCAGTAACATATTCAGATGGTCCCTTCCGTGTCAAGTGGACTTACACAGTTGGTGCTACTACATACACCCGCGAGGAAGAGCATGATGTTGTCACTCCTTTGTTCAGCGCAACAGAGTTGAGGGGCTTCAATGACTCATTCAATACGCTAGCAGATAACAAGGTTGTCGAACTAGAGTCAATTGTTCGCAAGATTATTGAAGGCGCGGTAGGTCAGCGCTTCGGATACCGTAAGGGAACAATGCTTGTTTACGGTAGCGATAAGCCATTTCTTCGCACCCCAGAACGTGTCATTTCCACCGAGGGTCTAGATGACTTTGGTGCCCTACGTATTGTCAACAATGGTTTTGGTGTGACTAGAACAGGCTGGACATGGAATGGAGACATTCTTTCTGTTGCTGGCCCTATTCGTGACCCACGTTTTGGACACCGCACGGACACCTTTGGACGAAATCTTCCATACGTTATCAAGGGAGAGTTCGGATGGCTGAGCGTTCCTAACGACATTAAGCAGGCTGCTCTATTGCTTGCAGAAGAATTCTCATGCAAGGAGGCAGCATGGAGAGACAGATACCTTATTGCAATTAGCGCTTCGGACTGGCGCTTCCAGTTTGACCCACGAGCATTTGCCGGTACGGGAAGCGTTACGGTTGACAAGTTGCTAGAGCCATATGCTCTCTTCTCCATGGCAATTATCTGATGTTTGTTTGCCTTGTAGACGCTAAGTTTAATATGACAGCCAAGGTGCTGACACCGCTTTCTGCTACCCCCGACTCCACTGGACATTACGTAAATATTCAGGACGAAGATACGGGAGAGATTAAGCAGGTCTGGGTTGCCGATCAGAACGCCTCAGAGGCCGGTGAGCAGGCTCGTTTAATTCGTTGCATGGTCAGACCAGTGGTGACAAATGGCGTCACGGGAGGCGGCACGATGGAGACTTTCACCAAGGATGGTCTTCACGAAATTATGGAGTTTATTCACATGAAGTTTCCCGCAAGCGAAGTGATTACTGACTCTGATCGTATCGTTGAAATCCGTAACGACAAGGGTGTCCTTCTGTGGGCAGAAGAGAAGTCAAACAACGACCCATCTACCTTCAAGCCTACTATCTTTGATGTAGTCGGTGTAGCGCCAATTATCGACCCATTCGGAATGCACGTGGAGAATCTTGCATATCTAAAGCGTGCCGGGGTACAGAGCAGTGGCGCGTAAGTCAAAGCGTAACGCTATCGACATTGAGGCCGACCTTAGCGAAGGGTATAAGGCCGCAGGATTCGTCACTGGATTCACCACAGAGGTCTCTACTAATAGATTCGTTGCATCGGTTGTTGAACTAGCCCACAACGATATGGCTAAGGCATTCGACACTGAAATCGATCAGGTAGCGATGAGCAATCAGAATGCTTTTGCACACGTATATGAGTGGAGATTAACGGGTATGCCACAGGGAAGATTGTGGCACCACACGCTTACCGGGCGCGGTGTAAACCGTCAGGCTTCTTGGGTATGGGAACCATCAAAGGCTCCAATTCTTACACCAGAAGAAAGAAAGGCTCGTAACAATCCTAATGATCCAATCAATGCTGTATCGGATGAGGACTTGGCACAACTAAGCAGACGAGACTACTTCTTCACATGGAAGGCACCAATGATGGAATACGGTCTTCGTGTGAACATTATTGCCAAGAATGCCAAGGCCCTATTCATTCCATCGTTTGAGGCAGAGAACGGATACTACTTTGCAAAGAGTAGTTCAAACCAGATGCCAAATACCAACGCCGGTAGATTTACAGGATTCTGGACTACTTGGTGGACCGGTGGTGGAGCAGCCACAGTATGGGAAACCAGCATCAAGAACATTATTGAGAAGGACTTGGGCAGAGCAGAAAAGGAACTAAGAACTTCTAGAAAGAGAAGAAAGTCTTTTGGACTTGCTACAATTGGAGATAACGATGCTGCATTTGAGGCCGGTAGGAATTACGCAGAAGCATATATTCGCGGTAGAGCAAAGAGTTATCGTCAAGCAAGTAAGTATATCCAGAGGAACGGAAGATTTGGAGAGAATGTGAATTATCCATCATGAGAGACTATAAACTATCAGCAGTTCATGGCCTAAGAAGTTACATGTGGCGATTGCTACAGGACGAATTGGGATGGACTCTAGACGACTACGCAGATGTGAACGGAACAAAGTACGTTCCCATCGTGACACCTGAGCAGGACAAGATTTTCAATGCTATTGATAAGCCATACATTGTTTACTCTTTCTCTCGCGGTGCAACCAGCAACGCATGGTTTGTTGAAAACGAAGTTGGAGCATTCACTGTGTACTCATCTAATGCAGATGACATTAGAGAGGTACTAAACATGTTCCAGACAAAGTTCAATCGCCGTGACGACTCAGCCTACGATCTAAACGACTATGTACAAAGCACCTTGGCAGATAAGTACAAGACATTCGACTACAAAACCCTGTGGGTATCTACGGTCCAAGGACCACAGCCAGCCACCGAAGAGGGCGGTAGACGTGATGGGTATATCACCATCAATATGAATTACACGCAAAAAGAATTCGATGAAGAGTCGAATAAGAGAATTACTGGCTAAGGTATTTTGCATTGTAAGGATGCTCCTGTAATATACATATTGAGGAAGTATTCACGCCTAGCCAGCAAAAACAAACATGAAAGGAGTGAAAGATAAGGAATGGCTTATTCAGTACGAAACATTATCGTAGGTGCAGCAGCAATCTACGTATCAGTTAAGGATTCAACCGATGCCACGTTCTACGGAGCAAATGGTAACGTTGCTGTTACACTGCCAGCCGGATTGACTGCTAACACACCCTCGGGTCCAGTTCTAGACGCTGACACAACTAACTGGCGTCACCTAGGATTCACCACGGATGGAGTTGAGTTCTCTTACGAGCCTGACTTCGGTGACGTTAACGTTGACCAGTTGCTTGACGCCGCTAAGGTATTCAAGCAGGGAATGACCGCAACAGTCAACACGACTCTTGCAGAGGCAACTCTACAGAACCTAATGGTTGCTTGGGGACAGAAGAGCACGTCGCTTGCGGCTGCTCCCGCTCCTGATGCAACAGCAGGTCAGGAACTAGGAATTGCATCTGGTGCACTTCTAGACGAGCCAGTCGAGCGCTCTCTTGTTTTTGTTGGTCCAGCCCCTCGTGGCGCTACTAACAAGAAGATGGAGAGACTATACCACGTTCGTCGCGCACTAAACGTGGAGTCATCTTCGTTCAGTCTATCAAAGACAGACGCAACAACGATTCCAGTGTCACTACGACTACTACCAGACCCTTACTACACAGGTAAGGAATACGGTATTGTCCGTGACCGTCAGGTTGAAGCCTGATATTAACTTCATTTGGTTAGGGCCGGTATTAGTACCGGCCCTTTCCTTATGCCCATAATTTGTCAGAATGTATTCTCCCCTGATATACTTTAGACATTAAACCCGAATAGGAGAAACATGGCAACAGCAGTATACGACGTAGTATCCATTGAACTACAGGATGGAACTACAATTGAACTTCGACCTCTACCCATTAAGCAGATGCGTCTCTTCATGAAGAAGATGGAATCACTTGGCGAGCCAGCCGAGGAAGGTGCAGAGGTAGATGGAATGGATCAGATTGTTGATCTAACAAAGATTTGTCTAGAGAAGAATAAGGGCGCAGCCAAGATCAAGGATTATGAGGACGTTCTAGACCTTCCTACGGCTTACAAGATTATTGAGGTTTGCACCGGAGTGAATCTTGCAGACCCAAAACTGATGGAACTAGCGACGACGGCGACGGAGTTGGCTGGTCAGAACTGAAATTAGCAGAACTAGAGGCGGAAGCCTTTCTCATTGGACAGTGGAGAAACTTTGAGGAACTAGAAGAGCACTTGTCTCTTCCAGAACTCACAGCGATTGTTTCAGCAGCAAGAGACGCAGAGAGAACTAGACAAAAGTTCGCGGCAGCGTTGAAGGGTATTAACCTAGATGATGCAGATGAACAATCAGCAAAGGAAAGATTCGAAGCAGTCCAGCGAAAGGCAGAGGCCGTGCTAACCGGTATGGATGAAGCGGAAGCAGACTTCATTGGTACTGGACTAGGATTTGAAACGGAATAGGACTGAGATAAAATAGAGCAAATCGATATCAGGATTAACGGTAAGGCCGACTTTAGAGCGGCAACCCGTGAAGTCCGCGAATTTGAAAGTGCCCTGAATGGCTTGCAGAAGAGCATTGTTTCTAATGCTGACACATTCGGTAGCACTAACAAGTACCAAGCCCAGATGGCGAGTCTTAACAAGATTCGTGAAGCCATGCAGGGTAATATCTCGACTCTAGAAACCTACCGTTTGCGTCAGGGTCAGGTGCTTACAGCACAGGACGCTTGGCAGAAGAAGATTCGTGAGGGCAAGGCAACCTTCGGAGATTACATCAAGAACAACAAGATGTTCTCTGAGGTTCTAAAGGAGCAACTTGCTCTACAGAAGGCAATGGGTCTTGGATGGAGCCAGAGCAGCAAGACTGGAAAGTTTTCTGCCGATATGTTCATTCCCAAGACTCTTCCTGCCGATCTAAATAACGCTATTAACCGTATCGGTCTTTTCTCTAAGATCGTTAATGTCGCTTCTGACAACATGGTTAATTGGGGTAAGAATACACAGTGGGCCGGTCGTCAGTTGATGGTCGGTTTCACTGTACCCCTAGGTATTGCCGCTGCCGCAATGGGCAAGATGGCGTACGACCTTGACAAGCAGATTACTCAGGTTGTCAAGGTTTATGGTGATGCCTCATCGGCTATCAACTCAAACGCTGATGACATTCGTAGCACAGCAGAAAACACTGCTCGTGCCGCTGCTCGTATTTATGGACAGAGCGCAGAAACCACTCTAGGCATTATGGCCGATCTGGCTGCATCCGGTAAGTCCGGTGTTGAATTGCAGCAGGCTACAATGTCTACAACTCGTGCTGCCATTCTTGGTGAACTTGAATGGCAGGAGGCAGTTAAGGCTACCATTTCCATGCAGGAAGTTTATCAGGCGAAGCAGGAAGACCTAGGAAATAACTGGAACTACATTAACGCAATGGAGAACCAGACCGTTCTAAGCGCACAGGACTTCGTTACCGCTATTCCAAAGGTAGCCGGTGTTATGCATGAACTTGGCGGTACGCTAAAGGACACTGGTTCACTTCTAACAGCATTCAAGGCTGCCGGTATCGATGCAGCAGAAGGCGCTAACGCTCTAAAGTCTATTAACTTCCGCCTTGTAGCAACATACGGCAAGGGTCTAGAAACCTTCAACCAGAAGACCGGTAAGGACTTGCGCGCACTTATCGATGAGACCGATGGAAAGACTATTCCGTCCCTAATGAAGTTTGCTGACGCAATCAAGAATCTTTCGGCACCAGATAAGGTTGCCGTTACTCGTGACGTATTCGGTATCTATCAGGGTTCCAAGGCTTTGATGCTTCTAGAGCAGATGACTCAGAAGACAGAGCAGTGGCAGAATGCAATGGACGTTGCAAATAACACCAACATTGAGAATGCCGCTATTGCACAGCAGGAGTTGGATCGACAGAGCGAGCGTCCATTCCGCAAGTTGGACATGGCAATTCAGTCTATCAAGATTGAACTAGGAACAATGGGTGAGGCTTTCCTAGGCCCTGCTGCTGACATGCTTGGCTTTGTTACTAAGTTGATTAAGGGCTTCAACGACCTTAACCCTATGATTAAGGGCTTCTTTGGCATTCTCGGTGTTGGTCTAGCAATTGCTGGTCCTATCGTTATGCTTGTTGGTCTATTCGCTAACCTTCTTGGTACCGCGCTAAAGTTCGGTTCAAACCTTGGAATGCTTGCTACTCGATTCAAGTTCCTGAGTGAAGAGGAAAGACTACAGCAGATCATTTCTAAGCAAATGACAAACATCTGGGATTCCGAGGCTCGCTCGGCTGCACTTCTAACCAATGAAATGAAGATGCTTAATGCTGCATTTGCGGAGGCACGCGGACAGCAGAAGTTGATGATGGGGCCACTTACTAAGGCTCAGCACGACGCTCAGATGGCTCCACTTTTGAGAGCAGACCAGAGACGTGCAGACTCAATTTATAGCCAGAATCCAGTGGGTCCATTCGTCGCTCCTTATGCTATGGGCGATGACGGTAGATACCGTGGTAAGGGCGGTACGCTTGCGCCTAACGGAGTTGCTATTCGTGGTAATCTAGAAGCGAAGAAGTCCTATGACGCACTGGTTGCTTCAAAGAAGGCAGATGCCCTAGCAAGCGCTCAGGCTGAAAGAGCAGCAGCATCGCTAGCAGCGGAACGTGCAATTGAGGCAAAGGTTACTCAGGAAGTAGCAGCCGCAACGGCAGCAGCCGAAGCGAAGATGCTAAGAATGACAAGAGCCATTTCTACCGCCGCTCTAGGCGTCGGTATGTTTGCAACAATGTTCGGCCCACAGGAAGGCGTGGCCGGTGGAGTTCTAACTGCTGCAAATGCATTTGCAACTCTTGGTATGATTGCCCCCGGTGCTCTGGCTAAGGTCGGTAAGGGAATTGCTGGACTAAGCATCAAGGGAAAGACCTTGGGCGATGTAGGCAAGGCAACAATGAATGGTGTAAAGGGCACGGCTCTTTCGATGGTCGGATATCTAAAGGTAGCCGGTCCAATCATTGCTGCCATTGGTGCCGCTGCATTTATCCTTATTAATAAGTGGAACGATGAAATTGACAAGTCCCGTCAGAAGACCGAGGACTTCATTAACTTTGCCAAGAACTCTGCTGACATTCTTGGATACTCATATACCAATGCTGCCGGTCTAGACCCAGATGCTATTAAGGACGGTCAGAAGGCTGCCGAGGTAATTGCTAACAAGTTGACAACTGCCAATCCAGCACAGGTTGCCGGATTTACAGAAATGCAGGGCCGCTCCGATGGTGAGAAGTGGGCCACTGCTCTTTCTGCTGCTATTGATGCTAAGTTGCACGGTGCTACCGTAGATCAGGCAAAGAGCACCGCTCGTGCTGCTCTACAGATCATGGGCAATTCATTCAGTGACGCCTCGTTTGAAGCACAGATTAATGCGCGCATTAACTTTGATGATGCCAACGCAATGTTGCAGACCCAGATTGATAACTGGCGTTTGCAGTTGCAGACTGCATTCACTGATGACCCGGTTAACATGTGGGAGGGTATCTGGAACTCTGACCAGCAGGTAAGCCAAGATGGTGCTGCACGAATTCAGAAGATTGGTCAGGACTTCTGGGACAACCTTATTAACATTCCTAAGGGCGAGCGTCGCGCTTACCTACAAAACTTCGCTAACGAATACGATAAGTTCATTAATGATGCATGGAAGGCTGCTCAGGCTAAGGCACCTGATTCAATGAAGAACCGTGGCATCAACAATGCTCACGACTTTGCAACCCAACTACAGCAGAACACTTTCTCTGCTGAGGCTCTTGGAATGTCAGAAGAGGACTACAATGCGCTAAAGAAGCGCAATGATGGTCTAACTTTGCTTGCCCAGAAGATCGCTGAGGCCGGTAACGTTTCTGAGGCTTCTCGTCAGAAGATTCATACCCTTTGGGACTTGTTCCAGCAGCCGGGAATTGTTGGATATCTTGATGAGGCCGCCAAGGCTTCCGAGAAGGCCATTGGCCCCACCGACCTGTACGACGAGAAGATCAACGAAGTTTTGCAGTCTGGCAAGGCACTTACGGCTGAAAAGATTGCGCAGATTCAGACCGATCTACGTGTCGCTGATGGTACCTACAAGAGCGGCAATGCGTTGCAGTACATGGGCGACGTTATGCGCGGTGCAACGGTAGACGCAGAAACATTCAACGAAAAGTTGAAGGAACTAGGCTATAACGCCACTGTAACACTAGACTCAATTAGTTCTTCATGGAAGAGCATTTATTCTGGTGCTCAGGATGACATGTTCGGTGAGGCTCAGCGTCAATATGAGGACTTCCAGCAGAATCAAATGGATGCCCTACAGAAGAAGGGTCAGGCCGCTCTAGATGCACTAGATAAGCAGGGTGACCGACTAACCAAGAAGCAGGACAAGGCTGCTAGGGCTCTTGACGACCGTCTTGACAGAGACAAGAAGGCATTTGATAATGCTTGGGATGCTCGTAAGAAGCGCGAGGCGGCGGTATATGATAACCGTATCAAGAAGATCGAAGAGGCAATTAAGGCTGAACAAGATGCCGAGGCTCTTCGACAGAAGATTTTCGAAGCAGAACAGACCCGTATTCAGCGTATGGCTCAGATGTTCTCTACGAACATTGATATCAACTCTGCTATCAACAGTGGAAACTTGGATGAAGCAGCGAAGTTGTCTTCAAATGCAGATGCTCAGGTTGCTCAGTGGGCCACCTCCGATGCTGCTGGCGACTCTGCAACCGGTTCTCAAAAGCGTATTGACGAACTAGAAAAGCAGAAGGATACCATTTCTAAGGCCAAGGATGCTCGTATGGAAGCACTTGCCGCTATCGAAGATAGAGAAAAGGAAGCACTCCGCAAGCGTCAGGAGCGTCAAAAGCAGGAACTAAAGGATGCTCAGGATGCCGCCAAGAAGAGGTTGGATATCGAGAAGAAGCGTATTCAGGATGATAACGCTGCTAACGAGAAGAAGTTGCGTGACGATCAGGCTCGTACGAGGCGTCGTCTAGAAAGCGAATTGGCAGCACTTCGCGCATTCCTGCCAAAGAACAAGCAGCAGTTGCTTGACCAAGCAATTGCACTTGAAGGTGTCTATGACGGTTTCGGTGTAAAGTTGACTGGAAAGGGTCAGCAGTGGGGTGGAGTTGTTGGTAAGTCTCTAAAGGATAATGTTGCTCGTGAAGGTAACAACCTAAAGACTACTGTCAACTGGTCTGACATTGGTAAGGACATTGCGAGGTCAATGATCGAGGGTGCATTTGGTATGGACCCAAAGACATTTGCTAAGTGGTTGAATGGTGGAAAGGCACCTGACAATACTCTATTTGGCAAGCAGACTCCAAAGCCTAAGCACGCCGGTCAGTTGAATGATCTTTTCATGTCAAAATTCACTCATGTCATAATTTTAATCCTTTTTAATTTTCCCACAGATCACTACCGTTCCAAATCTGAACTCAAATCCCAACTTGATCAA